CGGCGCATGCGGTGTTGTTCGCGCATCGCCATCCGCAAGCCTCGGCGCCGTTTCATCTGGAGATGATCGACGACTGGCATTCATCGCAGCGGCTGGTGGTCGAGGAGGCGTTCCGCGACGCGGCCAAGTCCACCATTGGCGAGGAGGCGGTGATCCTCCGCGCGGGGTTCCGCGAGTTCAAGAACGCGCTGATCGTCGGCTCGACCGGGCCGCGCGCGGCGGAGCGCCTGGAGAGCATCAAGCACGAGATCGAGGTCAACGAGGAATTCCGCGAGGTGTTCGGGGATCTCAAAGGCCCGGTGTGGGCGGTGCATACGGCGCAGATCGGGAATGATGCCGTCATTCAAGCCCTCGGCGTCGGGCAGAGCTTGCGCGGGGTGAAGTTCCACCAGTGGCGGCCGGATTTCTGCTGGATCGACGACATCGAGGACGAGGACAGCGTCAAGACGCCGGACGCGCGCCTCGAGCGGCTGGAATGGTTGTATGGCACCTTGCTGCCGGCCTTGGCGAAGGACGCCTTGGTGCGGATGACGGGGAACCGGCTGGACGAGGGCGCCGTCATCGCCGAGGTGGCGAAGGACGAGGACTGGCACGCGCGGCGCTTTCCGATCCGCTACCGCGACGAGCGCGGCGCGTGGCGGGCGAGCTGGCCCGAGATGTTCGATCTGAAATGGATCGACGAGAGCCGGGCGGCCTATGCGCGGCGCGGGCTGCTCGGCACCTGGGACAGAGAGTATATGTGCGAGGCGGACGGCACCCACGAGCAGAAGCCGTTCAAGCCGGATTTCTGGAAGCTGCGGCCGCGGGCGCGGACCTGGCAGGCGACCTATGCGATGTACGACCCGGCGCGCACGGTGGGCGCGGCCTCGGCGACCACGGCCAAGGCGGTGTGGTCGTGGGTCGGATCGAAGCTGGTGGTGTGGGACGGGTGGGCGAAGAAGATCATGCCGTCGGAGATCATCGCCGACCTGTTCGAGGTCGATCGGAAGTTCCAGCCGGTGCTGCTGGGGGTCGAGGAGGACGGGCTCAACGAGTGGCTGCGCCAGCCGATCCGGGCGGAGATCGCCAAGCGCGGGCACGGGCTGCCGAACCTGAAGCCGGTGAAGGCGCCGCCGGGCAAGCTGGATTTCATCCGGGGGCTGGAGCCGTTCGCCGCGGCGGGGGAGATCGAGTTCGCCTTCGAGGACGCGGCGCTGCGGGCGCAGTTCTTGAACTTCCCCAAGCCGCCGATCGATTTCCCCAACGCTTTGGCGTACGCGCTGAAGCTGCGGCCGGGCTTGCCGATCTACGACGAGTTCAGCGAGGCGCACATCATCGAGGACCTGGCGATGATGCCGCACAAGCCCTTATGGCTGGCGATCAACGCCGGGGCGGGGCATGTGACGGCGGTGCTGCTGCAGTTCGCGGATGGTATAAGAGTGTTGGCCGACTGGATTGAAGAGGGCGATCCGGGCCTGGCGGCGCCGCTGATCTGGAAAGAGGCCAACATGTTCGCCCGCGGCGACGTGCCGACTTGCGTCGGCGAGCCGCGCCACTTCGAGCAATGGGGCAATGTCGGGATGCGCCAGGCGCTGCGCCGCGTCGGGGCCGAGCTGCGCAAGGGCGTCGATTGGAAGCTCGGGCGCGAGGAGATCCGCGCCTACTTCCGGCGCCAGCATCGCGGCTTGCCGTGCGTGCGCATCTCCTCGCGCGCGCGCTGGACCTGCAACGCCTTCGCCGGCGGCTATGCGATGGGGCTGCCGAAGGGCGGGCTCTTGACCGAGCGCGCCGAGCCGGGAATTTACCGCACGCTGATGGAAGGCGTGGAGAGCTATGCCGGGCTGTTGCGCAACGCGCCGGCCGAGCAGGACGACGAGGAGAGCGGCGTGCGCTATGCGACGACCAGCGACGGGCGGCGCTATGTCTGCGCCATGCCGGGGAGGCAATGATGGCGATGGTGCGCGACGACGAGCTCTCGGATCGGAAGCGCATCCGCGAGCGGCTCTTGGAGATCTACAAGGAGGTCGAGGAAGGCTTCATCGCGCAGCACGAGCGCACCGACGACCAGATCGACTACTGGGACATCTACAACTGCAAGCTCGGCTCGAACCAGTCCTACCAGGGCAACAGCCGCATCTTCGTGCCGATCGTGCACAACGCGATCAATGCGAGGAAGACCCGCTTCACCAACCAGATCTTTCCCCGCGCCGGGCGCTGCGTCGAGGTCATCGACGAGGACGGCGAGCAGCCGGCGGCGCTGATGGCGCTGGCCGAGCATTACGTGCGCAAGGCCAAGCTGCGCACCAAGGTGGCGCCGACCCTCAACAAGTACGGCGACGTCGAGGGCCAGTATAATGTGTATGTGTCGTGGCAGCGCACCCGGCGCGACGTGGTGTGGGCGGAGACGCGGCCGGTCGAGATGGACGGCATGGCCGTGCCCGACGCCGAGGAGATCGAGGACATCCACGAAGAGACGGTGTGGGACGAGGGCCCCGAGGTCGAGGTACTGCCCGACGCCGATGTGCTGATCCATCCGGCGACCGCCGCGGGCGTCGAGGAGGCGCTGGCGCTGGGCGGGCATGTGACGGTGCTGCGGCGCTGGTCGAAGGGGCGGCTGCGCGAGATGATCGATGGCGGCGAGATCGCCGGCGATACCGGCGAAACCCTGATGAAAGGGATGCGCAAGGTCGAGAGCTCGGGCCGCACGGATACGCGCAAGGAGCTGGTGGACGCCGCCGGCATCAAGGACAAGGGCAAGTACTATCTCGGCTACGAGACCTGGACGCGGCTCAAAGTCGATGGCGTGTTGAAGCTGTGCCGGGTGTATTTCGGCGGCGGCGACGAGAAGATCCTGGGGGCCAAGCGCAACCCTTATTGGTGCGACAAGTGCCCGCTGCTGTCGGTGCCGGTGGACAATCTCGGCATCGCCAAAGGGCAGAGCCTCGTGATGCCGTGCGCGCCGATGCAGTACGGCGCCAACGACGTGATTAACGAAGGCATGGACAGCGCGACCTACGCGCTCTTGCCGATCATCATGACCGACCCGGAGAAGAACCCGCGCGTCGGCTCGATGATCCTCGATCTGGCGGCGGTGTGGGAGACCAGCCCGAAGGACACGCAGTTCGCCTCGTTCCCGCCGCTGTGGCGCGACGCTTTCCAGATCGTCGCGGCCTCGAAGTCGGAAGTGTTCGAGACCTTGGGCGTCAACCCGTCGATGGTGCCGCAGCAGAGCGGCAAGCCGGGCTCCAAGCGCAACCAGGCCGAAGTGGCCATGGAACAGCAAGTGGACATCCTCACCACCTCGGATGTCGTCACCGTGCAGGAAGAGGGCGTTTGGACGCCGCTGATCGAGCGCTTCATGGAGTACGACGCGCAGTTCCGGACCACCGAGGTGACGATCCGCGCCTTCGGCTCGATGGGCGTGCGCGCCAAGATGGAGCAAGTGAAGCCGGTCCAGATGGGCAAGCGCTACGAGTTCCGCTGGTTCGGCATCGAGCAGGCGCGCAACGCGGCCCAGATCCAGCAGCAGATCGCCGCCATCAACGTGGTGCGCGGCGTGCCGCCGCAGCTCTACAAGGGCTACGAGCTGTCGCTGGTGGTGCCGATGGAGCGGCTGGTGATGTCGGCCTTCGGGCCGCGCGACGCGCCGCTGATCTTCAAGGACGTGAAGAGCCAGCTCTCGATCGACCCCGAGATCGAGAACGGCATGCTCGCGGACGGCTTCGAGGTCCGGGTCTCGCCCTTCGACGACGACGCCGGACACTTGCCGTCGCATCTCGAGGCGATGAAAGAGGGCGGCGATCCGACCGGCGCCTACCGGGTGCATATCCTGATGCACCAGATGAGCATGGCGCAAAAGGCGCAAGCGGCGGCGCAGCCCCAGGGCCAGCCCGGAATGCCGGGCGGCGCCGGGCCCGGCACGCCGGGGCAGAGCCCGCCGGGGGCGCAGCCTCAAGGCCCCCAGGTCAACCGCGGCCCGCCCGGCATGATCCGGCCCGACGCCATGCCGGCCGCCGGCGCCGTGGGCATGCCGCGCCGGACCTGATCGGGCAACCACACATATATATATGTAGCGCGCGCGGCTTCCCGGCCCGCCGCTTGTGGTTAGCCCTTGACTTCTCCACAAATTCCTGTGTGAAATTCCACCCCATCGAGCTGGCCCCTCGTCACCGGGGCCGACCCCCGCGAGCTCGCCGCCCGTAATGCGGCTGGAGGAGAGATGGCCGACGATCCCGAGGTCGAAGACCTTTCGACCGAGACCCCTGGCGATGACGACGAGATCGAGGCCCCGGCCGAAGGCGATGCGCCGGAAGCCGAGGAGGACACCGATCCCGACGCCGAGCCGGCTTCGGACGAAGACGCCGACCCCGAGCCGCGACGACCATCCCGCAGCGAGAACGTTCGCCGCCGCGCGCAAGAGGCCGAGCTTCGGGCCGCGCGGCTCGAGGGCGAGCTCGAAGCGATGCGCCGGACCGGCACCCACCAGCCCGACCGCGCCGCCCAAGAGCAAGCCGAACGCGACCGCCTCGCGCTGATGACGCCCGACGAGCGGGCGGCGTATCTGATCGATCGCAACGAGCGCCAGACGACGGACCGGATCGCTCAGGCGGAGCGGCGCGTCGCGGCCCGGATGGATCGCTCGGAGTTCCGCGCGCTCATGGCGGAGAAGCCAAACCTCAGCCGCTACGAGGCCGAGGTCGAGCGCCGCTTCGAAGAGACCTTCAAGGGCGGCGGCTTTGTCGAGCGCTCCACGATCCTCAGATGGGCGATCGGAGACGCGATGATGAAGCAAGCCCCCAAGGCCGCCGACAAGCAGCGCCGCCAGGCGGATGCGCGCCGGCAGCGCGAGACGACCCGAGCCGGCGCCGGACGCAGCGATGTCCCGGCGCAGCGCGGCAAGAAAGGCAAGTCCGCCGCCGACCGGCTGACGGATGTGACATTCTGAGGAGGCGGCTTCGCTCTCCTCGCTGAGGAGGGTGAAGATGAATATGTTCGGCCTCGACCGGCGCATCGACGAGTTCGGCGGCTACCACTCGCCCAACATCGCCTACGTCACCAATGCTTCCGGCCAGTTCACGGCCGACATCGAGAACTTCATCCAGGACGAGGTGCTGCCATTGGCGCAGCGCCAGCTCGTCGGCTTCCAGCTCGGCGACCCGCTCACCCTCCCCAAAGGCCGCGGCGTCACTTACACCGGCACCCGCTTCAACCGCATTTCGCTTCCCCAGGCGCCGCTCTCCGAAGGCGTGCCACCCTTGGGCCAGTCGCTCACCATCTCGCAGGTCACCGCGACCGCGCAGCAATGGGGCGACCTCATCCGCCTCACCGACGTGGCGGAATTGACGGTTAAACATCCGGTGATGAAGCAAGCCAACTTCGTGCTCGGGCTGCAGATCGGCGAGACCCTCGACCGCAACACCTGGAACTCGCTGCTCGCCGGCACCCAGGTCAACTTCCCCAACAGCAAAGGCTCGCGCGCGGCGCTGGTCGCCGCCGACGTGCTCGACCCGCACACCATCAACCGCACCGTCGCCGCACTCTCCAACATCGGCGCGCCGATGTTCGACGGGCAGACCCTGACCGACGAGAAGATCGACGCGCATAGCGAGGCGCTGCGCAAGCTCGCCAACTACGCCTCGCCGCATTACGTGCTGGTCGGCAACGACTTCGTGCTCGCCGACTTCGCCGAGAACAACACCGTCGTGCTCGCCTGGTCCTACAGCGACATCAACAAGCTCTACAATTACGAATACGGCTCGTGGCGCGGCACCCGCATGTGCCATTCCAACATGCTGCCGAGCTGGGTCGGGGTCTCGGCCCTCAACGGCTCCGCCGGCGGCGGCGGCACCGGCACGCTCGGCGCCGGAACGTATTATATCCAGGCCACGGCCTCGGACGGGCAGAACCAGTACGAGAGCCGCGTCTATGCGGTGTCGGCGGCGATCACCACCGTCCCGGCCACCGGCTCGGTCAACGTCACGCTGCCCGCGCTCAGCGGCTACACCTTCAGCGTCTATATCGGCACCACCGCCTCGCCCGCCAATCTCGGCCTCAGCGCCGCGGGGCCGACGGTCGGCCCGATGTCCGGGCAAGCCACCCAGCTCGCCCCGAACCAGACCGTCGTCATCACCGGCATCGGCCAGGCCCAGGTGCCGCCCGCCGCGCCCGCCAGCGGCGTCACCGTTTACCCCACCTTCATCATCGGGCGCGGCGCTTACGGCCAGGTCTCGCTCGACGAAGTCAAGATTAGCTGGCTCGACAAGCCCGATAAATCCGATCCGCTCAATCAAGTAAGAGTAGTCGGTTGGAAGGTCATGTACGGCACACTTTTGGAAAATAATCTGTTCTTTGCTCGCATAGAGAGTTCTTCTGCTTTCTCTGCTGCCTTCGGATGATACTTGCGAATACTAGGAGAGATATTCGATGGCAACAGTCACTCTCGGCACGAACGGCACCGGCACGCTCGCGGCGGTCAGCTTCCAGCGGTCGCTGTCGGATGCGGACATCGCCACGATCCAGCAGGCCATCCTCGATGACAAGGTGCTCGCCGCTGGCAGCACCCGGGCCTGGCCCGGCGCCTTCGCCCGCACCGGCCTGCTCTACATCCCGAACCGCGGCGTGCTGCAAGTGCTCCCCGGCGATTACGTCGCCACCGACAGCAGCGGCTGGCCGATCCTGATCTCGCGCCAGGCGATCGCCGCCGGCGGCACGTCCTGGACCCACACCTGAAAGAGGAAAGCCTCATGGCAGCAAAACCGCCACCCGAGCCGCCCGCAATCCCCGCCGCCGAGCCGCCGGTCGAGGACATGCCCCTCGGCGCCGAGGAGACGCCGCTTCCTGCGCCCGAGCCCACCGTCGAGCCCGACGCGGCCGAGACCGCCGGCGTGCCGACGCTCAGCGCCAAGGAGATCGAGGAGCTCCGCTACCGAGCCCGCAAGGATGCCGAGCGCGAGTTCAAGACCAAGCTGAAAGACAAGGTGCTTGCCGCGGAGAAGAAGAAGGCCCGCGAGCAGCTCTCGATGGCCGACAACGAGCACCTGAACGGCGTGCTGTCGGACATGGTGCGCATCACCATCGATATCCCCGAATTCTCCAACGTGCCGTGGATCCAGTTCAATCAGCCGAACGGCCAGTGCTACATCCACGGCCAGACCTATGTCGAGAAGCGCCATGTCGGCAACCAACTGCGCGAAACCATGCAGTGGATGCGCCGGCACCAGAACGAGATCGACGGCAAGAAGCGCAACCGCCAACTGCCGGATGGCCGCTTCGTCGATGTCGTCACCGGACGGGTCAGCGACGGCCGCACCGTCTCAGCTGCAGGGGAAGCATAAATGCCCGACCCCAACGAGAAGATCGCCCATCTGCCGCAGCAGCAACGTGACGACAAGGTGTTCAACGTCGAGTGGACGGTGAACATCGGCAAGGACCGCCAGGCGCGCATCCTCACCGACTTCCCGCAAAGCGGCGATCCCAAGCTCTTCCATGACCGCCTCGACCAGATCGACGCCGCGCTCACCCGCCAGAAGGCGCGGCACGAGATCGTCGAGCTCGAAGAGCTGATCGTGCAGGCCGAGGAGCAGGCCGCGACCTTCCAGGCCGACCACGACGAGGCCGAGCGCGATCACCAGCGCAAGATTATCCCCCTCGACGCCAAGCTCGAGGAGGCGCGGCGTCTGGCCGCCGTCACCGACCAGGAAGCGCGCCAGGAGCATGCGCGCAGCGACAAGCGCGGCGCGTACAAGCCGGGCAACATCACCAAGCAGCGCCTCGACCGGATGGAGAAGACCGCCGCCGAGGTCCAGGCCGATAAGGACAAGCTCGAGGCCGAGCGCACGGTCGCGCTCAACAACCTCCAGGTCAATCTGCGCCGCCAGCAGAAGCTGATCGCGCGCTTGCGCAAGCAGGTCGAGCAGAAGCGGGCCATCACGGAGGAGCGGGCGTGAATGTCGCTCACCAGCGCGCAGATCGTCACGCTCGCGTGCCAGACGGCGCGGGTGCCGGGCTACACCGCGCAGGCCGGGCAACTGCTTAACTCGATCCTCTCGGACCTGTGCCAGACCTACGATTTCGACGTTGCCAAGAAGACTTTCAACTTCAACTTCCTCACCTCGCAGGTGGTGAACCCGGCCTACCCGAACATCCAGGCCGGCGGTGGTCCCTACCCGCTGCCGGACGATTTCCTGCGCTGCAAGAAAGACGACGTGATGTGGTTCTTGCAGAAGGTGCCGTATCCGATGATCCCGGTCGATCTCTCGGAATACGACTGGTACGTGCAGCAGGCCGGCAACCAGGCCTACCCCTATATCTTCGCCACCGATATGAGCCAGACGCCGCCGGTCGCGGTGGTGTGGCCGGGCGCGTCCGGCGCCTATCCCTGCATGGTGCGCTACTGCGCGCAGATGCCCGACATCGACACGCCCGAGACCAGCGCCACCGCGCCGTGGTTCCCGAACACGCGCTACCTCGTCAAGCAGCTCTCCTCGATCCTGATGGATCTCAACGACGACGATCGCGCCGCCGGCTTCTACGCCCAGGCCGAGGAGGTGCTGCGCAGCTATCTCCAGATGAAGGACGACAACGCCAACCGCAGCAAGCGCGTGACACTCGACCGCCGCCGCTTCAGCCGGAATTTTTCCTCGCTGCCAAACACAAAAACCGTGGGCTTTTGAAATGCCGGCAAAATCTGAATATTGGCGTGATCCAGAAAAGCATCGCGCTTCCACGCGTGCCTACAAGGCGACTCATCCGGAATGGGCGCGTAAAAGCAATCGGGAATGGGTGGCGAAGGATCGCGCCACCAATCCTGAAAAGCACGCGTCGATAAGGCACTTCTACCGTGCGCGAAATCCCGCAAGGTATCTCTTGAACCACGCGCGCAACCGCGCCAAAAAACTTGGCGTTCCGTTCGCTCTGACAGAGCAGGACATCGTCATTCCCGAATTTTGCCCCGTGCTCGGCCTCCGGTTTGAATGGGGCGTCGGCAAGCGCGCGTCCCAGAACCGCACTTCCCCATCTCTCGATCGTATCGTTCCAGAACTCGGCTATGTGCGAGGCAATGTTCGCATCATTTCAAATCGTGCGAACCACATCAAAAACAACGGAACGGGCAGCGAGCTTACTGCAATCGCGCGCTACGTGAGGATCGAGGAAGGCCATCTTGCCGCCGTCCGCTTGCTCGATCTGGCGGGCCGCCTAGAGCCGACCGGCTGGTAACATGCAGCGCAACTCGAGCGTCATCCGGATCGGGCCGCGCGGTCTGTCCGACACGAAGGATGGGACGTTCGGGTTTGCCGGCGCCATGTCGGTGTTGCAGAACTTGATCCCGTCGCCGGGCGATCGCGGCATCGTCGTGCCGCGCCCGGCCGCGACGCTCATCGTCGAGGACTTCTCTCCGGTCACCGCCGGCGCGGCGCAGATCAGCGCGCTGCTCGTGGTCGGCCATTTCATCTACGGGATGATCGCGGCCATATCCGGCCCTTATGCCGGCAAGGATGTGCCGTTCTGCTGGAACCTCACCACCAGCGCTTTCGTCCCTGTCAGCATCCCCGGCGGCGCCGCGTCGCTGCCGCTGTCGCCCTCGGTCTTCGGCGACTGGACCCCGCCGATCATGAAGCAAGTCGCCACGAGGGTGATCCTCACTCATCCCGGCTTCACGGGCGGCGCGACGCCGTTCTTCGGCTGGATCGATGTCTCCGGCTTCAGCGATACGACGCATACCGGCATCACGCATGCAACGGCGCTGATCGACGGGCTCTCGGCCAATGTGCTGCAAGCCGGCTGGCAGAACGGCATGACGATCGCTGGCGCCGGCATCCCGGCCAATACGACGATCAAGACGATCGCCGCCGACGGGATGAGCCTCACCCTGTCGCAAGCGGCGACGGCCTCGGCGACCGGCGTCGCGCTGACGATCGCGGGCGGCACCATGGCGGCGCCGGTCTGGGATAGCGGCAACACCAACGGCTTCCCGCTCACCGCCGTGCCGGTCTCGGTCGCGCAATTCAATGGCCGCGCCTATTACGCGGTGAAGAACGGGGTGCAGTTCTCGGATGCCGCCCTGCCGTGCCAGATCACCAATGCCACCCAGGCGCTGCTGTTCCAGAACGGCCTCAAGGTCACGGCGCTCGCCGGCCTGCCGCTCTACCAGTCAAGCAGCGGCATCCTGCAGGCGCTGATCGCCTTCCAAGGCGATTCCAACATGTATCAGATCACCGGCGACCCGGCGACCAACAACCTCGCGGCCAACGGGCTCGGCATCGGCGTCGGCACCAATGCGCCGCTCACCATCTGCCAGACGCCCGACGGCATGGCCTTCATCGCGCCCGACGGCCTGCGCGTCATCAACTTCATCGGCCAGGTCAACCCGCCGCTCGGCGCGCATGGCGAGGGCGTGCTGGTCCCGTTTCAAAGCGCGATCAACCCGACCCGCATGTGCGCCGCTTACAATCAGAACGTGATGCGGATCTCGGTGCAGAACGGGGCCATCAGCTCGGCGCCGTATCAGGAATACTGGTATCACTGGTCCGAGAAGGTGTTCTCGGGCCCGCACACGTTTCCGGCGGCGCAGATCCAGCCGCTGCAAGAGCCGTCGGGCGCGTCCTCCGGACATGGCTTCGTGGTCGTGCAGGCGACCCAGCCCGCCGCTCCCGAGCTCTGGGGTCAGGCTATCTGGGGTCAGGCGCTGTGGAGCGGGGCGTCCACTCATGCCGGGCTTTCCTCGAGCGAAGTGACGCCGCTGCTGAGCTCGACCTACACCGAGAACGCCGCGGTGCTGGCGTGCCAGTTGAAGACCGTGCTGCTTCCGGCCAACGAGGAACTCACCCTCAACAACCTCGGCGAGACCGCGGTGAGCATGGCGCTGCCGCCGCAGCTCAAAGCCCTGGTCACCATGAACGATCAGAATAATGCGCGCCTCGTCGGGGCGGTCGTGCTCGAAGGCGACGGCGATCCTGCCACGCAATGGGGAGCGGCAACCTGGGACGCATTCCAGTGGGCCGCGCAAGTGTCGGTCTTCCGCCAGCGCGCGCTGCCCTGGTCGCAGCCGATCGTCTTCACGCAATGCACGCTGGGCATCTCGGTCAGCGCGGTGCCGGGGCTGGCGATCGGCGGCATCTACATGCGCCGCCAGAAGCTGCGCGCGCCGCTCTACGGCGCCCCGATCCTGATCCCGCCTCCGATAACCGGCGCCGTCGTCACGCAAGGATGATCGAGCATGGTCGAAGTCTGCCCGCCTTATCCCTACACGCTGACAAACGGCACCACCGCCGACGCCACCCAGGTGATGGCGGATCTCAACACGGTGCGAAACGCCGTGAACACCAATCTCGCGCAGTCCGGCGCGAACAGCGATATCACCTCGCTCTCGGGATTGACGACGCCGCTCTCGGTGGCGCAGGGAGGAACAGGCTCGACAACGGCAACTGGCTCATTGACCGCGCTCGGCGCGGTGGCGAAGGCCGGCGACACGATGACCGGCGCGCTGACGATCAATGCCGGGCTTACGGTCAACGGGGCGCTGACTGCGGGCGCCGGCGGCACCTTGACCTCGATGGCCATCAACAGCGCGACCCTGACCTCCGCCACCATCAATTCCTCGAACATCAATGCCAGCGGACTTACGAGCTGCACCTCGGTGTCGTCGGCCTTCAATACCGGCAGCCTCGCTTCCTGCACCATCAACAGCTCAACACTGAACTCCTGCGGCATCAATAACGGCGATGTTAATTCAGCCGGGATTCACGGCTGCAACATCGACACTTCTATTTTGACTTCCTGCGATCTTCGCGGTAGCGCCATGTCGGGAAGCTGGGGAGGAAACCCAACCTTCACAGGCAATCCGTCGTTTACGGGAAGCCCCACGTTTACCGGCCCCAGTATTTTAATCACGCGGCTCTTCTGTGGTGCACCCACGTCATCGACAGGACCGTCGCCGCTCGGCGTCGATTTCGCCGGGACCACCGCAGACGGCATCATCCTCAACGACAACTCGTTTTCCGGCGGCGGCGCTTATGCGGTGTTCGCCGTCGGCGCTTCCATTATCGGCAGCATCAACAATGCGGGAAACGCCGGCGTCACCTACAACACGACATCGGACATCCGCCTGAAAACGGACGTTACCCCGATCACGGATGAAACGCCGCTCGGTAATGTCGGCGCGCTGATCGACAGCCTCGCGCCCGTGTCGTGGACGTGGGTCTCGAACGGGCAACGCGACAACGGCTTCGTTGCGCAAGAGCTGGTCAAGGTCGTTCCGGGCGCGGTCGCAGTCGGCAGCGGCCCGGAGACCAACCCCGGCGACCCAGGCTTCAAGCCGTGGGGCGTCGATGCTAGCAGGCTCGTCGTCTTTCTCGTCGCCGAGATCCAAAGCCTGCGCAAGCGCGTCGCTGTGCTGGAAGGGCATTGACCATGGCGATCTGCCCGCCCGTTCCCAACACCCTGGTCAACGGCACGCCCACCGACGCCGATAAGGTGATGGCGAATTTCAACTCGATCCAGAGCAGCGTCAACGCCAATGCGGCGCCGCTGGACAGCCCGGTTCTCACCGGCAATCCGCAGGCCCCGACGCCTGCGCCCGGCGATAACGACACCAGCATCGCCACCACCGCCTTCGTGGGAGCGGCAATCGCCGCGACGCCGGCGGTCTCGTCCTTCAACAGCAGGACCGGCGCCGTCACCTTGACGACCGCCGATGTCACCGGCGCCGGTGGGGCGCCGATCGCCAGCCCGACCTTCACCGGGACGCCGGCCGCGCCAACCGCCACGCTCGGCACGGCGACGACGCAGATCGCCTCGACCGCCTTCGTTGCCAATGCCGTGGCCGGTTCGGTCAGCGGCGTGTCGTCGTTCAACACGAGAACGGGCGCCGTCTCGCTCTCGCTCTCGGATGTCATGAGCGTCGGCGGCGCCCCGATCGCCTCGCCGAACTTCACCGGCACGCCGGCCGCCCCGACCGCCACACCCGGCACCGCGACGACGCAGATCGCCTCAACGGCGTTTGTCACGAACGCGATTTCGGGCGCGACCACCGGCGTCGCCAGCTTCAATACGAGGACGGGCGCGGTTGTTCTTTCTCTCGCCGATGTCGTCTCGGCCGGCGGCGCTCCGATCCTCTCGCCGACTTTCACCGGCACACCCGCCGCGCCGACGCCGACCGCCGGCGATGCGACGACGAAGCTCGCAACGACGGCCTTCGTCTCGGCCTATGCGCCCCTTGCCTCGCCGGCGCTCTCCGGCAACCCCACCGCGCCGACCGCCGCGCCCGGCGACAGCGACACCTCGATCGCGACCACGGCCTTCGTCGCGGCGGCGCTCGCCGCGATCCATGTCCCGACGATACAGAGCTTCCTCACCGTCACCTCGGGAACCTATTCCTCGCCGGCCGGCGTCAAGTGGATCGAGGTGCAGCTCGTCGGCGGCGGCGCTGGCGGCTATGGCTCGGGAAACGGATCGACCGCAGGTCAATCAGGACAAGCCTCAACCTTCGGCTCATCCTTGCTGATTGCTAATGCCGGTAATCCCACAACCGGAGGAACGGCCAGCGGCGGCTTCATGAATATCGCGGGCGGGCAAGGCGGCAACGTATGGAACTCGGGCGGCGCCTCCACGGGCGGCTACGGCGGTAACTCGGCCCTCGGCGGCGGCGGGTCGGGCGGTAACAACGCGCCCGGAGCCGGCGGCGCGGGCGCGGCCAATAGCGGCGCGGGCGGCGGGGGGGCCGGTGCGAACCTCGCCGCCACCATCGGCGGCGGCGGCGGCGCCGGCGGTTTCGTTCGCGCGATCCTCGCCGCCGGGTCTTACGGCTACGGCGTCGGCGGCGGCGGCGGCGGCGGCGGCGCCGGCACAAGCGGCAATGTCGGCGGCGCCGGCGGCTCGGGCGGCGTTTGGGTAATCGAGCACTACATCTAAGAAGCTGCCAACTCGGCGTGACGCCTCGGCCCTACCACCCTCGGGCTATGAACGCCGCCGCCTCACATTGGCCCCCTGATGCGAGGCGCTTTTTTGAAAGGAGATGGCCGACATGGACCTCATAAGCCTGCTCGTGCTCATCCTCGTTCTCGGGCTGGTATTCTGGCTCGTCGTTTGGTTGGTCGATTCGATCCCCCTGCCGCCGCCGTTCAATATCGTCGTGAAGGTGATCCTCGCGCTTGTCATCATCCTCGTCCTGCTCGATCGCGTCGGCCTCTTCGCCGGCGGACCGCTCCTGCGCCGGCCGTTGTGACCGACGACAAGGGCATCCTGCACAAGGCGATTGATGTTGGCGGTGGTATCCTCGCCGGACTGCCCGCCGTGTTCCTCATGTTGCTATTCATCAACGCGATCTTTCTCGGCTCAACCATGTGGTTCTTGGAGCGGCAGCTTGATCGCCGCACCGAGCTACTTGCGCAAATCCTCGCGACGTGCTTGCCGACGCGCTGAGGCTTTCATTTTACATAACCCAGAGCGTACAATGCGGCCGAATTCCGATAGGAGGGCCGTGGTATGACAGACGTGCTGAAAGAAGGTCTGAAGCGGCACAATCCGCCGGGCCATGACAAAAGCGGCTTCGCCACCACCAAGGGCGGCGACATCGACAAGGGCGCAACCCGCGAGGGCACGGCGCCCAGTCCGAAGACTTTGGGGCCGAGAACCGCCTAGCGATGGTCGAGGTCTGCGTCTGCAACGACGCTGACATCGACATCGCCGCCCGCACGCTTTACGGCCTCTGCCGCGGCGAGCCGCTCGAGGGTCAGCAAGCGATCGCCTGGGTCATCCGCACCCGGTCTTTCTCGGGTGGCCTCTTTGGCCGGTCGGTCAAAGAGGTCTGCATGCGACACGATCATTTCCCGTGCTGGTTACGGAATGACCCGGAGCGCGCCGCATTACTCGCTCTCCGCGACGATGCACCCGATCTGCCCGAGCTTCGCGATATCGTGCGCGCCGTGTTCGAGGGCGATGTCCCGGACCCCGCCTGCGATGCGAAGGGACGGCACCCCACCCATTTCGAGCGCATCGGCGCCGGCTCTGCCTGGGCGAAGGCTAAGCCGATCGCCAAGGTGATCGGCTGCCACGCCTTCTATGTGCTCGGGCCGTGAGCGGGTTCCGGTTCATCGGCCACTTCGACACGATGGCGGTGATGCCGATCCTCGTGAAGCTGATGCCGGACAAATGGTTGCCGGTCGAGGCGCGCGGCGAGGATGTGTCGCTGCTCCTGCGCGCCCACGACGACATCACGCCGGAGAACTGGCTCGAGGATCTCCCGGTGCACGACGCCGCCGATCTGCATCCATGGCGCAGCATGCAGCGGCTGCTGCACGCAGCCAAGAGCGCAATCATGGCCGAGCCGGTCGCGCGCCAGTATCTCAGCGGCGAGATGGCGCGGGCGATGATCTCGCGCTTCGACCCCGGCTCGACTCCCTTGTGGCGCGTCGATGACGGGCCTTATTGCGAGCGCACGATCCGGTTTCATCTGCCGCTCGTCACCAATCCCGGCTGTCTCATGTATGCCGGGCCGCAGATGCAACACATGACGGTCGGGTCGCTGTGGTTCTTCGACCACCAAGTCCGGCACTGCGCCGCCAATTGGGGGCCGCATCGGTCCCTGCATCTGGTCTTCGAGATGTATCGCCGGGAGCAAGACGAGCGCTCCGACAATCCCGGCCTCGCATAATGTTTCTCGTGCTCGCTCTTCCCCGGTCGCGGACTTACTGGCTGTCGAAGTTTCTTTCGTATGGCGATTATTCCTGCGGGCATGAAGAGGCGCGCTATCTGCGCTCGCTCGAGGACGCCAAGACGTGGCTCGAGCAAGACTTCCACGGCTCGGCGGAAACGGCGATTGCACCCTTCTGGCGGCTCATTGATCCAGCGATAAACATTGTCGTCGTGCGCCGCCCCGTCGCCGATGTCGTGAAGAGCCTCATGGCGCTCGACCTCAGCGGCGTTCTCGTATTTTCCGAGACCGTCTTGCGCGCTCGCATGGAGCGCCTCGATGCCAAGCTGCAACAGATCGCCAAGCGCTTGCCGAACGTCCTCTCCGTCGATTACGCGGATCTGGATAGGGAAGAGGTGGTCAAGGCGGTATGGGAACACTGCCTGCCGTACAAGTTCGATGCGGCCTGGTGGGAGCAGTGCCGGTCAACAAACATGCAGTGCAACATGCGCGCGCTTGCCCGCTACGTGCTCTCCTATCGCGAGCCGATGGACAAGATCGCGAAGATCGCGGCGGCGCATTGCCGGGCGCAGATTGCGGTTCGCCCGCCGCAGTCGTCCGACGGGGTGACCTTTCAGCAGGAGACCTTCGGCGCTTGGGTGCGCGACGGCCAGAGGCTGTTTGCAGAGCATCTGGTCGAGGTCGGCGAGGCGCCCGACAACTGGAAGAACAAAGATCTTCCGCTTATGAAAATGATGTACGACACGGGATACATGCAGATCACGACCGCCCGCGCCAACGGCCGGATGTTCGGCTATCTGATGGCGGTGTTAAACCCGTCGCTCGAGGTGCGCGGCGAGTTCACCGGCCTGCACAATACTTTTTACGTGTCCAAGGATATGCCCGGGATCGGCGTCAAATTGCAGCGCGCTTCTCTCGCGGCCTTGAAGGCGCGCGGCGCTCGAGCGGCTCTTTTTTATGCGGGTGTGCGTGGCGACGGTCCAAGGATGGGTGCTCTCTATCGCCGGCTTGGCGCGGAAGAATTCGGCAGTCTCTATCGCCTGGAACTTGGCGCTTGATTAAGGAAGTGGTCCGATGGGAGTTGCAGCGGTAGGTGCGGGCGTCGGTCTGGCAGCATCGGCGGCTTCGCTGGGAAGCACGCTAGCTGGCTCAATGGGCGGCAGCGGCGGCGGCGGATATAGCGGCGGCGGATATAGCGGCGGCGGTATCCCGACTGCGCAAACGCCCTACCAGCCGATGGGCCAGCCCTATATGGATCAACTTTATAATAACATCGTCAACACGTACGGGGCAGGCGGCATTCAACAGCAAGCCACGCTGCCGCCCTATCTCAATCAATATTTGTCGGGAGTAGGGAACACGCCGGGCGCGGGGCTTGCGACGCAGGGCGCGCAACAGGCATACGACATGACCGCCGCGCAAACCCTGCCGCAGGCCCAAGGCGGCGCGAACATGATGTACGGCCTCGGGATGGGCGCGGTGCCGTACGCTGCGCAGGGGATGGGGTATGCCGGACAAGGCATGAACCTTGCGGGGCAGGTTGCGCAAACCGGATTCGACCCACAAAACGCGCTGTACAATCGCACGCAGCAGCAGGTGAGCGACCAGCTCGCGGCGGTCAACGCCATGCAGGGCTTGAGCGGCACCCCTTACGGCGCGGGCGTGCAAGGCCAGGGCCTCTCCAACTTCAACATCGACTGGCAGAATGCCCAGCTTGCGCGCCAGCAACAGGCGTCGCAGGCATATCAGCAAGCGCTGCAAGGCTACGGCAACGCAGAAGCGGGCTACGGCAACATCGTCAATGCGGCGGGCAAGGGTGTGTCAGCCGCTTACGACCTCAACACCGGCGCGGCAGGACAGATCGGAACCATGTCGGGGCTGCCCTATCAGACCGCCCTCGGGCAGCAGACGAATTTGGGCACTCAGATCGGCAACTATAATCAGCTCCTGCAAGGCTCTTACGGGATGGATGCGCAGACCATGGCGGCGCTTATGCCCTATCTGCAATATGGGCAGAATGCATCGACAGGGGCGCTCAATGCCGTGCAAGCCAATCAAAATGCGAATCAGCAACTGTTCAACCAGCAGCAGACGCTCGGCTCGAATATGGGGGCTGGCATTCAGCAATTCGGCAACACCCTTAATACCTCCGGCGTTCAAAGCGCTCTCAGCGGTCTCTTTGGCGGATCGGGATCGCCTTCGACCTACGCGCCGGGCAGCGCGAACTACCAGACCTATTCCAATCCGAATCTGTACTACGACCCATCCACGGTAAACCAGCCGGGCCAAGTCGCGACGCCATACTGAGGGGGTGAGTGGTGGCAGGGTTCAACGCGTCCTTTTTATCGGCCATCGCTCCCGGCTACATGAAGGCCGAGGAGCAGCAGGCGCGGATCGCAGAGCAGCGCGTCCAGACCGCGCGCGCGCAGCAGTTGCTCCAGCAGCAGCAGCAAGAGGATCAGGCGAACGTCGCTGCGGGCTTGGGGCTGATCGACGATACCAGCCAGTACCAGCCGCCCCCGGCGCCGCCCAGCATGGGCGCGGGTCCGATGGCCGGCGGTGGCGTTCCGCCCACAGTCGGCGGTCCCGGTTCGCCTCCTCCCGCAATGATGAGACCTCCTGGCGGTCCTCCTGGTCCACCAGGGGCGGGCGGGGCGCCTCCTGGCATGCTGCCGCCCGGCGGTGTTCCGCCCGGCGGCCGTCCCCCGATGGCGCCACCGGGAGTTGGTCCGCCGCAACCGCAGGCTCAGCCGCAGCCACAACCACAGCCGCGCTCCGCGGGCAGCAACCCGCTCGACCCCTATGCGATCGCCGCGCGCATCAAGAAGGCGAACCCGAACATCCGCCCCGACACGCTCTTCCGCGCGGTCACGAACACGATCAACACGTTCGGGCCGATGGCGCAGTTGCAGTACCGGCAGGAGATGCAGGACTTCAAGAACCAGATGCAGGCCCAGACGCTCGAGGAGCGCATCCGAGAAGCGGATCAGCGGATCGCGCAGGGCGCCGACCGCATCGCGGCGCAGCGCGATGCGCTCGACATCCGCATGCAGATCGCGCAATTGGGGCAGCAAGGATTGAACGACCGCAAGACGGCGGATCTGCAATCGAAGCTCGATCAGCTACTGGTGAAGGCTGGGATAGCCCCGACCGGCGATAAGACCGCCGATCTTGGCGCGGCGGCGAAGTCGAACGCAGATCGCGAGGCCGCCAAGCAGGCGCTTGCCCAAGGCAAGCTCGAGCAGACGAAATGGTATCAGGACCAGCAAGTCGAGATTAAGGAGAAGGGGCTGTCCCAAGCCGCCGAGCGAACCGAGATGCAGGAGCGCGTTGCCAAGCTCCGCCTCGAGACGCAGCAGCGCGGGCAGGATCTTTCACACCAGGATCGAGTGGCCGCAGCAGCCGGCGCGGGCTCCCAGGCCGCTCATGAACTAGCAGCCGCCAAGCGCTCGGCCCTCAACGACCAGCTCACCGACATCCGGCAAAAGAACATGGGTTATCCGCCCGCGGTCGGCACCGAAGCGCGCAAGAAGTACGATGACCTGGTGCGCCAGCGCGACGCCGCCGCGAAGGACATGATCGACGCGCGCAAGGGCAACCCCAAGCTGCGGGCTTGGAATGATTCCAAGAACGCGCTCGAAGGTGACGCGGCCGGCACCAAAGATAATCCCGCCAAGCCGACGAGCCAGGCCGATTACGATGCTCTCCCCTCGGGCGCGTATTTCCAGGATGACGAAGGCGTGAAGAAGAAACCGTGACATGCCCGTATTCGCCGGAACGCCCGTCGATAACGCGCCGCCGTCTCCAGCGGCAGCGCCGCCGCCGCGCATGGTTTTCAAGGGTACCCCCGTCTCCCCCGCAGCCCCTGCTGCGCCAGCGAACGATACCGCGCCCGCCAATGATGCCGGCGGACCCAAGATGGTGTTTGCGGGCACGCCCGTGGATGACGCGCCCAGCCCGACGACGCTCCCCGGCCGCGCGGCCTCGTATGTCGCGGGCGAAGTTGGCAGCGCCGTCAAAGGCTCCTGGGAGCAACTGAAGACCGATTTCCTCAACAGCCTGCCCGATCCGTCGAAGGCGCCGCCCGAGAACTTTTGGGACGAGCAGAAGGCGCATTTCGACCGGCTGATGTCCACCGGCAAGAGCGCGGTCGATGCCTTCAACCTCGTCACCTCGCCACTCTCGGGCCTCTTCACCGCGCTGGTCGCCAAGCCATTCGGCCAGGCCGTCGAGAAGGGCACGGGCCTGCTGCCCAAGGGTTTCCAGATCCCGGCCGCGGAAGGCGAGAAGGCCATCGGCCAGGCCACGATGGCGCTTGGCCCCAAGGGCGGGCTGGGCGCTGCGCGCACCGGGGCGGAGGCTGCTGCTGCGGCACGCGCCGCCGAGGCGCCGAAGCCTGTCACCGAAGCGCCGAAACCCACCGCCGTAGCGGCGCCGGCGCCGGAGGGCGAAGCTGCTGCCACGGGGCCAGCGCCGCCGGCCGCGGCTCCTCCTGAAGTCCCGCCAGCGGCACCGGCAAGTCCCCCACCTGGGCCTGCGCCCGCCGCGCCGCCGGCCGCCGCGTCCGCCATGCCGAGCGAGGGCGCACTCGCACACCCGCCGGTGCTGACCAAGCCGCGCAGCTTCGAGGATCAGCTCTTCCAGCTCGAGGGCAACAAGGTTGCCGACCGGATCGACACGCTGAAGGCGCTGAAGGAAGTCCCCGAGGGGGTGGCGTCTGATACCTGGGAGAAGCTCTACCACTTCGAGGAAGACCCCAAGGGCGTGACGCTCACGCCCGAGGAGCGCGATCTTTACGACAAGCACGTCGCGCCGCTGAAGGCCGAGGCCGACAATCTCGCCAGCAAGCTCGAAACCTTCGGCTACCCGGTCGAGGAGCGCGAGCACCTCACCGCGCAGCCCGACAGCGAGGGCTACACCCCGCGCTATGTTGCCGGCCGCACCCGTAGCTTCGGCGAAGTGCTCGACCAGTGGAAGCAGGGCGTCGAGGCCAAGTTCGGCGGCGCCGCCGGGCGCTCCATGCGCAAGACCGTCGATGCGCAGAAGTCGCGGCGCTTCTGGAACGCGGTCAACCCCTCGACCGGCGAGCGCACCGTCGTTCATGTCGGCACCGACGGCACCGTGCTCGGCTTCGATGGCACCACCGAGCCGCGCGAGGTCGGCACCTTCGGCAAAGGACAGAAGATCGAGGCCGGCTCGAAGGTGCGCGTCGGCGGCGAGACCTGGAAGCTCGAGCCCGCCACCACCAAGGAGATCGAGGCGGTCGCCCAGACCCGCTATCAGAAGAACGTCCTCGCCAACCGGCTCGACAATGTTGCCAAGCTGCGCAGCGCCGTGCGCAACGCGCAGTTCATTGAGGACATGAAGGCGTCGCCCGATTGGGAGAAGGTCGCGGTCAAGGTAAGCGATCATGCCTCCGCGCCCGTCACCAATGGCCGGGAGTGGCGCATCCCGAAGATGCCGCAGTTCCGGCAGTACTACATGGAAGCGCCGCTTGCCGACGCGCTCGACGACGCGCTCGGCCGCCAGCGCGAGATCGAAGGGCTGGAGAGCGCGCTCGACAAGGCGGGCAGCTTCATCAAGGGCAGCATCTTCTGGAATCCGATCCCGCATATGCGGAACGTCGCCAACCACTATTTCGTCGAGAAGGGGCTGGTCGGCACCGCGACCAGCATCCCCTCGACCTTCAAGAGCCTGCTCAACGCGGCGCGCTCGGTCGCGACCCAGGATGCCGACTACATGCGCATCTTGCGCTCCGGCGCGAGCCTGCCTTATGCCCGCAACATCACCCGCGACGTGCACAACACGCTCATCTCCAAGCTGGGCGAGGATGTCGCGGCAAATCCCGGCGCCTGGAAGCACATCGCCACCCTCGCGGGCAAGGCCAACCCCGTCGAGCTCATCCGTAGCCTCTATTCGGTCTCGAACACGGCGCTGTGGAGCTTCGGCGACGCGCTCTCGGTGGCGCGCATCAAGGAGCTCGAAGGTAAGGGCATGTCGCTTGAGAAGGCAATCCGCGAGACCGAAGCGCACATGCCGAACTACCGCGTCCCTGGCCAGGTGCTCGGCCAGCGCATGCTCAGCGAGATCTTGACACATCCGCTGGCGACGATGTTCGGGCGCTATCAGTACAACCGCCTCGCCTCCTACATGACGATGGCGCGCGATCTCGTGGCGCGGGACGTGCCGCTGAAGCAGCGCGCCGAGACGCTCGACAAGCTGGCGATGCTGGGCGTGCTGCTCACGGTCTACTACCCCATGCTCGACAAGGCGTGGCAGGCGATCACCAGCAATCCCAATGCCAAGGTCTCGCGTCCGGGCGCGATGTCGGTTCCGCAAGCGGCAATAGACGTGGCGACTGGCGAGAAGGGGCCGGCGCAAGGCGCGCAGTCAGTGTTTTCGATTGGAACGATCGAGGCGCCGATCGAACTCATTCGCGGAAAATATTCCTGGAGTGGCCTGCCGATCGCCTATCCCGAGAACCTCACCGACGGGCACCCGGGCCAGTTCATCCGCGATCTCCTCGCCTGGGTTGGCTCCAAGCTGCAGCCGATCGGCCAGGCGCAGCGCATCATCGGAGGCACCACCACACCGAGCCAGTTCCTGCTGCAGCAGATCGGCGTGAGCAGCCCGACCGAGCAGCAAGCCGCGGCGAAGGAGCATTTCAAAGCCAAGGACGCACAGGACGCAGCGCGCCGCGCCGGCCGCCTCGAGCTGCAGAGGTCGGCACAATGAAACTGCTCGTCATCGACGACGACCGGCCCGAGGTCGATTTCGTCTGGCGCATGCAGAAGGCGGGGCACGATGTCCGCTGGTACGTGCGCCACACCGATCGCAAGGCCCTCGTCGGCAAAGGCATGGTCGAGCGCATCCCCGATTTCAAGCCGTGGCTGCGCTGGGCCGATCTCATCGTCTTGACCAGCAACACCATCTACGTTCGCGAGCTCGATAATTTCCGCCGCTCTTATCCGCAAGCGGTCATCGTCGGCGCGACCCAGGACGCCGCCGCCTGGGAGCTCGACCGTACCCTCGGGCAATCGATCTTCGAGAAGCACGGCATCGCTGTGCCGAGCTATCGCGAGTTCACCAACTACGATGACGCCATCGCCTATGTGAAAAAGGAGGGCCGCGCCTTCGTTTCCAAGCCGTGCGGCGACGAGCCCGACAAGTCGCTCTCTTATGTCGCCAAGTCGCCCGCAGATCTCGTCTACATGCTCGAGCGCTGGAAAAAGGCGAAGCGCCACAAGGGCTCGTTCATCCTGCAGGAGAAGGTGGACGGCTGCGAGATGGCCGTCGGCGGCTGGTTCGGGCCGGGCGGCTTCAACGAGGGTCGGCTGGAGAATTGGGAGTTCAAGAAGATGCTCGCCGGCGATCTCGGCGTCGCCACCGGCGAGCAGGGCACCGTGATGCGCTACGTGAAGCGCTCCAAGCTGGCAAAGATGGTGCTGGAGCCAATGGCCGACGCGCTCGCCGCCACCGGCTATGTCGGCTATGTCGATGTCAATTGCATCATCGACGAAGCGGGCACACCGTGGCCGCTCGAGTTCACGATGCGCTTCGGCTATCCCACCCTCAACATTCAGCGCTCTTTGCACGAGGGCGACGATGCCGAATGGCTGCACGCGCTCGCGACCGGCCAAGACATGCCGCATCTGATCTTCGACAAGGTGGCGGTTGGCGTCGTGGTTTCCATTGGCGACTTCCCCTTCTCGCATCAGACCGGCAAAGAGGTGATCGGCGTGCCGGTCTACGGCCTCACCCCGGGGGTCCTGGAGAAGGTCTCGCCGCTGGAGATGATGGTCGGAGAAGCGCCGCAGGATATTGCCGGCGAGGTGGTGACGGCGCCCTGTCTCGTCACCGCGGGCGATTACGTGCTGACGGTAACGGGCACAGGCGATACGGTGCGGCAGGCCCGGGAGGTTGCTTATCGCGCGCTAAATCGGATCAAGATCCCGAACAGCCCCGGTTGGCGCATCGACATCGGCCGGCGCCTGCGCGACGAGATCCCGAAGGTGCAGTCGCTCGGCTTTGCAGACCGAATGGAGTACTAATGCCGCGCAAAAAGGTCGCCCCACCTCCCCAGAAGGCCCCCCGCCGCCGGTCCATCGACCCGCGAACCGACCCGCTCGGCTATTTCGAGCAAGTCCTGGTGCCGACGGCGTCGATCCGGCTCTTCGAGATCATCAAGACCAGGGTGCCGCGCGATCATCGCCAGTGGGTAAGATCGCTGACGATCCAGCGCGCCGCGAGCGCCACCATCATCAACGGCTATGTCGCCCTGAAATCGCTCGGCATCCAATCGCAGAACCGCGAGGTGCTGGGTGAGATCTTGATGAAGCTGAAGAAGCACGACGAGAGCGAGCGCATGCTGACCCGCAATCAGCGCGACTATCTGGACAAGCTGACACACACAGAGATCAAGCCGCTGCCACTGATCGAGGCGGAAGCCGAGCGGGAAGAGGTCGAGGCCGAGACGGCGGATTAGAAGCTGACGTTCGACAGCCGCTTCTTCGCGCCCGGCTTGCGCGCCTGGCCGCTCTCGCTCAGCCCGATCGCAATCGCTTGCTTCGGCTTCTTCACCCGCGGCCCCGTCTTCGAGCCGCTGCGCAGCTCGCCGGTCTTGAATTCGCCCATCACGCGCTGCATGGCCGCTTTCTTGGCTTTGGCGCTACGCGGCTTTTGGTTCGGCATGGTTGCTCCTCAAAGAGGTGAGCGAGGCATGTTCGGGTAGGAACCCCCATGCCTCGCTCAAGTAAGGCCACCCGGTTGCTTGACTCGCATGGCCTCGGGGTAACGCCAAATTATATATCACAGCAGGAAGGGTGTGGGATAACCCTACAGCACCGGGCATAGCCTATGTCGAGGCGGACTAGCCAATGAACAAAGAGCAGCGGGCGATGATGCGGGAACTCTCGCGGAAATTCATGGCCGCCGGCCAGGGCAAGCTGGTCGAGGGGGGATGGCAAGGGTTCCGCGACGCCTCGATCGCGCCGGACGCGCCCGAGGCGCAACTCATCGACATGCGGGCGTCGTTCTTCGCCGGCGCGACTTATATATTTTTGACCGTCACGGCGGCGATTCAAAACGACACCCCCCAGGACGAGACGCTCGCGACCATCACGGCGCTGAGCAGCGAATTGGTCGAGTACAGCAAGGCCCTCAGCGCCCTCATGGGTGCCGGGCTGAAGACCAAGGGCAACGCCTAAGGGGCGCGGGCGATGCTGTTGGAGAGCGGGAAGTCGCGCCACGCGCTCATAGCTTCCCTTCCCCTCTTTTAGTATTCCATAGTGATGACAATGCAGCCGTGCTCGCGGACGGCATCAAGCATCTTCTTCCACAGATTATCTTCGTCCGCAGCGAACACGGTGGCTCCATTAGCGAGCAGGGCGAGAGTGCACGCATGGTCCCGATCAATCTCCACTGGCGACTCTCCAAAATGGGTCCGTATCACGGCCGCGGCCTTTGAGCGTAGACCTGGGGTAATATTCACCGGGTCACCCTTCGAGCGCATCACGGTGCCGGGCCTCATCATGATTGAAACGCCCATCGTTCCCTTCTCCTAAGCCGTGACGCGGATGATTTGTACCAGCGACACGTCACGGCGATCTGGCTCTCCGACGCCATGACAACGGTCGATAAAACGCGGACAGCGCGGAAGGCGATGCCATCGTTCACCATCCCAATAAGCGCAGATGCACGGGCGCAGCCATTCTGGGTCCATTAGGTCTGTCACGGCGTTCCCTAGTCCTTCCCCTGGTGGTGAGCGTAATAGGCGTCGATCTGCTCGAGCAGCGTCAGTTCTCCGTCAGGGTCGTGCTCCGCAATCCAGGCGAGGAAGTCCGCTTCGGCGCGGTCATAGAGTAGTTCGAGCGCGTCCATGTTCCCTTCCTATCGCTTTATTTTGCCGAAGTGGCGATGATTGGGTTTGCAGACGATCACGCCCTCGGGCTTCGGCCCTACTCCCGCCGTCCATAGATTCGCCTCTATCTCGACCTCGTGCATGCGGTCATAGAGCGCGCGCCGCTCGGGCGAGAGTTCGGCGATGAACTTCGCGACCTTTACCTGATCATCTTCGGACTTGAAGCCAAGATACTTCGTAAGTTCGGCGTCAGTCATGGGATCGGTCGCCATCGGCGTTCCCTTCTATTGCTTTACTTTGCGAGATAGCCACTGAGCGCCTAGCGTCAGTAACCCGATGCTTCGCACGGCATCGGCGTCGCCCCACCCGAACACTTGGGGCTCGCCATCATCATTGAGCAGTACGCAGACGCCGGCCACCACCTTGCCAAACTCACCTTCGCGCGTCTGCTTGGCAACCGTCTCAATGAGAGCCGGAATGTCTTGCAGGTTTCCGGTCGGCAGCTTGACCACTTTTAGGTCTGTCACGGCGTTCCCTTCAATCCTTCTGCGCTAATGATGCTTTTTCGGCGTCGAGAGCCAGCCGCACCATCTCATCCGATACGAGACAGGTGTCCCAGACCACGACGCCGCCGCCAACCTCGTCGGACCAATAGCGATGGCCACCGACCTCGTTATCCTCGACGTAAAGCGTGTTGCCTCGGCTGTCTTGGCGGACTTCTTTCAGCGCCATCGGCGTTCCCTAGTCCTTCCCCTGGTATAGCGCTCATAATCAGCGACCACCGCGTGCAACTCGCAGATGCCGCGAAAAACCGGCTTGGCCTCCATAGGCGCGTCGTCAATGAGTCGATTGAGTCGGCGCAACTCGCGTTTTGCGTTGAGATATTCTTGCTCGGTCATCGCCTAAGGGGGCCATGGAACGCATTTAGAACATCGCGCGGGGGAGTGCGCGCATAGTGCGCACATTTTCCCCTCAGTTTCGCGCTTTGTTCGCGCTTTTTCGCTCCGTCGCCGTTCTCTCGAAAATCCCAAAAATCCTTTTATTTCAAACACTTTAGGTGGTGCTGCCGCACAGGATTGAACTGTGGACCTCTCCCTTACCAAGGGTGTGTCTGTCGTTGATTTTGTTGATAGATCCAGAGAGTGCACGCGCTGTGCACTACTTAAGCCGGACACGCCCGAGGGCGAGATGAACGAAACCATCACCGCGCTCATCAAGTCGCTGGCCCGGATGGCGATTGGGGAGTACTGAAATGAGTGAGAGGCGGCGGACGATAGCTGAGCTGATAGCGGTGACGGAAGCGGTCGTGCAGCGCGAGACTGGCGATATTGCCCGCACCGCCATCAAGCGCGTGAAGGAGGCGGGATGAGCGGCAAGGACGTGGATGAGCTTTGCAGCGTGTTGGTTGCGTGTACCGACGCCGTATTGTCGGCGTTGAGCGTGGTTCATCGCGACGATCAGTATGCGATGGAGAAGATCGACGAGTTGATAAAGGGGCTGTGGACACTGGTTAAGGATGTTCCTCAGGCTGGTGCCGCCGTCGAGCGCGTCAAAGGAGACGTGAAATGACGTGGAACATGCCGGCATGCTTTTCCTACTTCACGCGGTTGATGACCGACCGCGCCCGCTCGATATCGACCCGCGTATAGCGCTTCACGGATTTGAGATCGGCCCAGTTGCCCGTCAGCACCAGATCGTGCGCGGTCGCCCCGTCGTTCGTGCGCCGAGTCGCGAAAGTGTGTCGCGCCTGGTGCGGCGTGAACGTGGTGCCTAGCCGCTTCGCCAACGGCTTCAGCCAGCGATAGACATCCCAGCGGTTGTTCCAGGGGAATAGCTTGCCGACGCGCTCGGCTTCGGGGATTAGCGCCAGTGCGGCCGCGACATCCTCATGCAGCGGCACCTTGTTCCAGGCGTCGCCTTTATGGTTGTGGTGCAGGATCACCGCCTCGGCCAGATCGAGTTGCGGCCACTTGATCGTCAGCAGCTCGCCGATGCGCCAGCCTTGGCGGAACAGCATCAGCAGGAGAAGCTGCTGCCGTCCCTCCACCGCTGCCTCGAGCGCGCGCGCTACGCCGGCATCGACATCCCGCGGCTCGACCTCGCGCTCCTTCAGCCGCTTCAGCTTGATCGGCGGGCAGAGATCCTGCTCGGCGCAGTAGTTGATGATCGCGCCCGCGTTCATGATGACCATGCGGTTGAGGGTCGATGCCGCGCGGTCTGGATAAAGCGCCAGCGCCGCCGCCGTTACCATGTATGGCTTGATGGCGGGGAGAGCGAGCTCGCCGAAGCGCGTCACCCGGTCGATCAGGTGATCGCACAAGGCTTGGATCGCACGCTCGTCGGGGAGCGCGCGCGGATGCGCCTTCAGGTAGAGCGCCGTCCCTTGGCGGAAGGTAATGGCGTCACGTTGGACCCCGCGAGCAAGATCGGATTCGAGGGCGCGGAGGTAGCGTTGAGCGACCGTTTTATCCGTGCTCTGCGTGCTTTCGTTGACTCGCGTGCCGTGGAACGTGCCGCGGACATACCAGTAGGGGCTGCGCGCACGGCGCTTGAGTTGGAGCGGCATCGGAGGGTCTCCACAAGGATCTGAAAATCCGGTTCGAACAATTGCCAATTACCTCGGCCTGCACTGTAGCCAGCGCCGGCTGCACGGGCGATCTTCTTGAGGCGGCGCAACTCGCCCACCCAGCGCAAGCGCTCGGCGGCTTGCTCGAGGGTTATCGGCCAGTCAATCATCGGCGTCTCTCCTACGGCGCTGGCGGCGGTAGCGGTGCTTGGGCTTCTTTCGCCTGTATCCAAGCCTCGATCGCGTCCTGGATGATCTGCGCGAGCTCCTGCTTGTCCTCGTCGGTCACGTTGTCCAGGTCGGACACAAACATCGCGGCGAGATAGTAGACATCCGGATCGACCGTGTATTTTTGCGGCATGGGATGCTCCTACGAGAACAGGAAGTTGAGAGCCAGCGTGATGATCAGCGCCAAGGTGGCGAAGATCGCAATCCACACCACGAATGCGAAGAGGCTCTTCGTCAGATAGTCCCAATGGGGCCTCGCGCTCGTCATGCCACCTCCGCGAGGAATGCATCCATGTCCTCGTCCGGCACTATCTCGGCGCCGATCAGATGCATCGCCTCCTCGAAGTAGGTGTTGAACTCGGCCTGCGTCATCTCGTCCAGCGCGGTGCTGTGCGGCACCGGCACGAGCTTGCCGCCGATGTCGAGCAGATCGTATCTCCCGAGCCGCAGCTTCAGCGCGATGTGCAGCCGCTCTTTCGTCTCCCACTTTGTCAACATAACGACACGTTCGAGGACGGCCCAGTACTGGCGTAATTGCGCGAGGTTGCGCTTGTGCTCGATCTTCACCATCACGGTCTTGCCCTCGGGGAGATGCGCCAGCGCCGCGGTCGCCTCCCGGCCGGCTGGCACCAGCGCATCTCCCTCCCGCCGCATCAGCAGATACGACATCAGCCGGCGATCAGAATATTCGGCAGGTCGCTTTCTTCGGCCAACTCCGCCGCGTCCGGCGCCGGCAACAGCTTGTCCTCCATCATCGCGATAGCCCCGCTGATGCTCTTAAACGCCTTGACTGCGGCCTTCTTACACTCGTCGAGCGCCTCCTTGTTCTCGGCCTGCCACGCCTTCAGCTCGCTCATGTCGCGCGCGGATTTCACGGCGGCGATGAAGCTGCGGCCAAAGGCGATGTAGTCGGTGCGGTCGCCGACGGTCGGTACCGGGATCTGATGCGGCGCCACTTCGCCCGTCGCCGGATCGTGCGGCGGCTCGGCCGGAGGCGGCGCAGGCATTGCCGCGGCGATCGGCGCCGGGGTCCGCGCAGGCGTAACGTCAGTGGCTTGCCGCGGCTCGAAAGCCGCGACCTCTTCCGGCACATACATGCCCGAGGTTGCGGCCGGGCAAACCGTGCGCACGCCTTCCGACACGACGCGCGAGCGCAGCATCTGCCGCGGGTACTTCTTGTACATGTCCTTGCCCGTCAGCCCGGCCATCTTCGCGCGGTCCAGATCCCAGGTGATTCGCACCGTGCCGCCGCTGGAATGCGAGAAGGTCGCGTCGGCATTGGTGTCGCTCAACTCGTGCCATTCGACCTTGCCGCCCGCCTCGATGAAGTCGCGCAGCATCGCCTCGGCCTTCTTCGCCGGGCGGCCGTTTATGACATCGTAATCTCTCGCTGCCAAAGCGGGATGGCGGCCCTCGGCCTGCGCGACGAGGCAAAGCGCAATCGCCTGCTCGGGCGTCTTCATGCCGAATAAACCAGACCGCGCGATGGCTTCGCCCATGGCGCGAATGTCGCTCACGGTGAAGAGCGCAATTTCCTTGGACATCCTATCTCTCCGCACTGATTGACAACCGCCCGGCACGATCGCGCTTCACCAAAACGCCGTGGCCGGTCGCCTTGCCGACATCGGCCTCGACCATCGCGCGCAGCTCTTTCGAGGCGCCATCGAATTTCTTCGAGGCGGAGCGGTGCTCAATCCAGAGCGAGGCGTTCTCAGCCCAAGCGTTGTTGCCCTCCATCGACACCGTGCGCCAGCGCTCGGGCGGAACCGGCGCGGCAACCGCATCGAACACCGCAGGTGGAATGAGATCCCAAACACATTTCATGAACATCTCGGCGCGGCGCCACAGCTCGAGGGCATAGGTGCCGTCGAAGGTGATCTCTTCGATCACCGGCTCGCGGCCGGCCTCGATGATTGAGAGGAACGTCTTGCGCGTGCCGGTGCAGATCATCGCCCAGTGACATTGCGGCTGGTAGCGCTCGACGATGCGCTCGCGCGCCTCGAACCCGCCGACTGTCTTGCATTCGATGACGGCCGACATGACGGGGTCGAAACCGTCTAAAGTCGCGGCCGCCCAAGGGGCTTCGCGAGCAACGACAACCTCGCCCATGCGGGTGACGGGGTGGCCGGTCTTGCGTCCGTACCATTCGAGATTGAGCGCCTCGGTCGCTTCGCCCAGCCGCACCGGCCACACGCCCGAAAGGTCTTCGGGCTGATAGGTCGGATCGCCTGTCATCTCACGGAACAGGTCCATGATCTTCTCGGCGTCGCCGGTCATCAGGCACGCGACGCGCGACGCGGTCAGCTTGCCATCGCGAAGTCTCTGTTGCTCAGCCGTCAGCATTTCAAAACACGCTCGCAATAGTGAAGATGACGGCGATTACGCCGAAATAGCCGATTGTTTCGATGATCGTGGTTGAGGGCGACTTGCGTTTCAGGCGCTTGAAAAAAACGGCAATGCTGCGCCACAGCCAGTAATACCAGGGTGAAAATTCCATTCTCATTCTTTCCCAGGCGCGGCATTGGATGACGGCGATCACGATGGTTTTCGATGATCGTCGTCATCCGCATCCCCAGGCCCTAGTTCACCGTTACAGGAGCGGCTTCGTCAGCCGGCGGTGCTTCCGGTTCCAATGGCGACGGACCGGGGACAAGATTCTCCATCGCGCGTTTGATGCGCGTGAAATAATCGGATTCCAGATTTTTCATCCCAGTCAGATAAATCTCGCGGGCACGCTCGACCGCGTCGAGATGCGCGCGCATCCCTGAGGTCATGCCGCGGATCAGCTTCGAGGGCTTCACTACCTCATTCGTCATACAAACCTCCTGGTTGCGGCGATGGATTTGAGTTCATCACGGACGGCATTCAGACGCGCCATTGCGTCCTTCGAGCCGCCGCGATCAGGGTGAAGGCGCGTCGCCAGCGCGCGATAACCCAAGTCGATGAGTTGCGCTGCGAGGTCGCGGTGCAGTTTGGTTTCGGCCTCGCGTGATTGGCGTTCATCGGCGAGATGCGTGACATTCACGCGGTCGGCTGCGGCGTGCACTGGTCGCCAAGCGGAGCGACTGCGATTCTCTCCAATTGCACCAAATAGACTTTGGCCGCGCGAGGCCGATTTGAAATCGTCCTGTTCCTCTGCCATATTGGCGAGCCGCATATAACGTCGTGCCGTGCGGCTGCTTAGGTCGAAGTTCTTGGTCAGCCAGGGTGCCCACGCGCCATGTGTGAGCAGATCTTTCGCTTCGATCAGCATCTGGCCGGCCTGCCTGTAATGCTCCAGCCCCGCGCTGTCGCCCGCCGATAGCTCATTTCGGATGAGCGGGATCAGAACCTTGAGAGGTCGCGAAATCTGTCTGCGTACTGCGATGTTCATATCGTTGCTCCATTGAGGGTGATGGTCATGGCGGCGTGATCCACACCCGCGCGCAGCGGGCGAAGAGCGAGCCGCGCGTCATCGGGCGGATGCGCTCGCGGCTGCGCTGCCAGCGCCAGTAGCCGAAGAACGCGCGGATCATGCCGAGTGCCGTTTCATGTCGCGCGCGACCTCGCGCAGCTCAGCGGCGCGCGCCCGCAGGGTTGCGTCGAGGCTGCGCAGCCCGGCGGCGACGTAGGCGCACGCCTCGGCCAGATCCTCGATCGTCAGTGGCGCGGCACCCTCGATCGGCACCGTCACATGCGCCGCGTCGCGCAGCGCAGCGGTCGCGCGCTGATGCAGCGGCGCGCCCATCCGGTCGGTGAGGTCGTCGGTGAGCATGATGGTGTGGAGGACGCGCCACAGCTCGTCGATGGCGTCCTGATCGGCCTGGCGCTGGGTCTCGGCCTCGATGTCTCGGGGAATTGCTTGCAACGAGCGCTCCATCCGCGATTGGATGGAGCATATTAGTCAGCCTAAGAATTCACCGCAACAAGAATTATTAGGTCAGCTAAGAACGGTCCGGGCAGACAGTTTTAGCTTAGTCGTAATCGCCCGGGTCGGCGCAGACTGCTTGCTCCGGGCAAGTTGGCATGGGGAGTAAGCGGCCGACGATGGCCCCACCGCTGGAGGTGGCTACCCGTCCTACTACGGGGAGCGGAGTAGCGGACTTATGAAACATGTCCCAACGCTCGGCATTTCGCCCCCATTCATAAGAACCAGACGACGCGAGAACCCACAGAAGTATCGAGCTAATGACGATGAAACGAGGGGAAGCATTCCCTGTGGCGCCAAATCCGACGATGGCAAAAAGCAGCAAATAAGACAATACCGCGGCGGTGCCGCCGGTGAGCCAATCGACCCATTCAATCGGAGCTGTCATGGGTTACTACCGGCAAGTGGTCTGACTCATGCCATTGCCGAAATGTTGCGTGTTACATGTCACGGTGGGCTGCTGCGGTGCGCTGGCAGCGGCACAAAACGCTGGCGGCACCGGACCCGCGCCCCGAACATAATTTTGCATTGCTTGCACACAAAGCGATTGCATCTCAGCTTGCTGGTATCCCTGTGCAACCCCGCCCCAAAACGCAGGACCGCCTGCAAACGAGTTAAACGAAACAAAAAGTATTGGGAGCGCGACGGCGCCCGCTAACATCTTACGCATTGCTGTTTCCCTAACGAGTACGCTACGGATCGAGCGCTGACGCTATAAGTCACGACCTCCCCTTACCGCACAAATTGATTGTTGATATACGCGCATTGATTGGATGAATTTGGGAGGAGTAGATGTCTACGGTTGGGTCTGTGTTCCGGTGGGGGCTTGGAAACCCATGGCTGGCCGAGCTTGCTGGGCCGCCAGCCATTCAGGGGTTATCGCTTGGTAGTTGGACCCCACCTGCGCCAGAACGATCTGGTCAACAGCACTCTTCTCAGGCGCCGAAAGCGATAAGTATCCCTTCCCGAAAAGGTCGCGCGCGACCTGCAGGCACAAAGAAAACCAAGTCGCGGCGAGCTGAGCGCGCATAAGATTGGTGTCGAAGTCAGCCAAAGGAGCCATCCGTCACGCGACTTTCCCCGTGAGCGCCTCGACCACGCGGAGTGTCCGTTCCTTCTCGTCCGCCGGCAGGGCGACGATGATGCGCCAGAGCTGATAGTCCGCCGAGTTCGGATCGCGCGAGAGAATGTCGCCCGGCTCGCACTGCAGCGCCTTGGCCAATTCCACGAGCTTGTCTTCGGTCAGCTTGGTGACGCCGGTTTCCCATTGCGAGATCAGCCCGACCGAGGTGTCGATCCGGCCCGCCAGCCGCTCTTGCGACAGGCCGCGAAGTTTCCGCCACTCCTTGAGGAAATGACCGACGTTGCGACGGGTTCGCGCCGGACGCGCCATCGGGTGAACATACGATAACCCCTTTATTCCCAACCACATAGTGGGGTTGGCAGTTTGCACGGAGTTCTTAGCTTGACTATTTCTTAGCTCACCTAATAATGTCATTCCATGAAGCTCGCCGACTGGCTTAGAGAGACCGGTTCGACACAGACCGAATTTGCGCGGCGCATCGGCGTCACGCAGGGATACGTAACTCAACTTTGCTCGGGCATGGCTTGGCCCGGCCGTGCTGTGGCCGAAGCGATCCAGCGGGAAACCGGCGGCAAGGTCACGGCGAACGACTTTCTGCTGAACGGCGCCGCCGCATGATCCGGGTGACGCGGTGAAGCAGCGCGGACCAGCGCCCGGCTCGCCGCGCGGCGCTTACATCATCGCGCTCAGTCCCGAGATCAAAGCCAAGCTGCACCGCAGGAGCTTCCGGATGGACGAGGGGCCGGCGCGCCCCGCAACCGGGACATTCGCCTTTATCAACCACCGCACGCTCGCCGAGATCTTTGCCGCCGAGCAAGCCATGGACGATCTCGCCGATCGACCGCCACCCGCGGTCGGCCCTGTCCGCCAAGACCCTGGGCCGTCCGCCGTCGATCGTACTGCACATGTCCAACGTCCCTGTGACTGCGAAGAAGGTCACACGGGAGACGATGGATGCGCAGGGGCCTTGAGTTACCCCCGACCGACAGAGCCAGCATGACCGACGCGGCAACGATGCTGAAGACGGTGTTTCCGGGCCGCGCCAAGAAGGCGCTCGCCAACGGAACCGGCTGCTCGCTGCGCCAGTCGCAGCGGATCTTAACGACCGGGAAAATTCCGGCGCGGTTGAAGGAGGCGGTCTATGCCTTGGTGGCTCGTGCCATCGCGCAGCGCCAGGCCGAGCTCGAGGCTATCGACGATGCACTCAAGGTGGCTGCGTATTCGGAGATGGTGGATCGTGCGTCAGCTCGTCGTGCTGACGTGGCTGCGGGACAAGCTGCGCGGCCAGAAGCTGCTCCTGTGACCCGATGATCCGCGAGCGCTGGTTCATGCGGCGCATCGAGCGCCAGGACGCGCGCGTCGTGGTGATCGTCGATCGCACCACCGGCGCCGGGTTCACTGTACACGCCGACTTTGCGCAGCAGGTGTGCGACGCGATGAACATTGCCGAGGCAGCGCTCGAGCGCGCCGGCGAGAGCGACGACCCGGACGCGGCATGATCTAAGCGCCCGTTCGCGTCGTCTGATGCGGGGGAACGGGTTTGAAGACGCGCGACCGCCTTCATTGCGAGAATGTCTCGTTCACGCTCGGCGCGAGCGCCGCGGCGCCGCGCGGCCATCCCGTCATCGTCAATCTCGGCTACGACCGCGCCACCGGCCAGCTCGTCGAGGTCGCCTTCTGCGAGGCCGGCAAGCTCGGCCACGGGCTCCACCTCCTGCTCGCCGAGCTCGGCATCAAACTCAGCCGTTCGATTCAGCACCGCGATCCCGAGACCGGCGCACCCACCCACCTCTAACGAAAGGCCACCGCATGAGCGGTATCGCCACTATTACGCCTGCGCCCACCGGAGCATTGCCCACCGCCGATATTGCGCCCACCGAGATCCGCATCGAGCTCGCCGGCCCACCGCAAGGCAAAGGCCGCGGAAAAAAGAAGGCATCTGACGAGCAAATCGCGCGCGCATACGCCGAACTCGGTAACGTTTGGCGTGTTGCCGAACTTTTCGGGATGTGCGGCCAGTCCGTGTATGAGCGGGTGGTCCGGCTGGGTATCGGTAAGCCGATCAGGACCTTCTCGGAAGCGGACATCGAGCGCATCCAGCGCGACTATCACCAATATGCATCGACCGGGCGTCTCGGCGATCTCGCCGCCGAGCTGGGCCATCACAAATCCAATCTCGCGCACAAGGCCCGCGAACTCGGCTTAACCGTCAGAACCCGGCCCAAGCCTTATCTCGCCGACGGAACTTCGGTGAGACAGAAGGAATGGATTCGCAAGAACGGGCACCCTCGAGGAATGCTCGGCAAGCAGCACTCCAAAGAAACCAAGCAACGCCTCTCGATCTCATCGTCTGAATACAGGCGCTTGCTCTCCGACGACGAGAGATCGGCGATAACTGAAAAAGGCATGAGAACCAAATTGGCGAAGGGCACGCTCGTTACGACGCGCCCGAACGCTTCGTGGAAGTCGGGTTGGCGCGAGATCGGTGGAATCAGCAAGTATTACCGCTCGTCCTGGGAGGCAAATTACGCCCGCTATCTCCAGTGGCTGAAAGAGCGCGGGCAGATTGCCAAGTGGGAGCACGAGCCGCAAACTTTCTGGTTCATCGCCATCCAACGCGGTGCCCGCAGCTACTTGCCGGACTTCCGCGTCACCGAGAAGAACGGCTCCGTCTCTTACCACGAGGTCAAGGGATGGATGGACGACCGAAGCATCACAAAAATCAAGCGCATGGCGAAATACCACCCGCAGGTGAAGCTGGTCGTCGTCACCGCCAAAGCCTACCGAAAAATCGCCGCAGCCATGGCCCCCATGCTGCCGGGATGGGAATGAGACTGATGGCCCGATCGCGCCCCGATACCTGGATGCCGTGGTACATCGGCGATTATCTGCGCAAGACGATGCACCTCGACGCGGAGCAGGACGGCGCCTACCGCCGCCTGATCGATGCGACCTGGGTTGCCGGCGGCCTGCTCAAGGCATCCGACAAGGATTTAGCCGCCATCGCCAAGCTGTCGCTGAAGCGGTGGAACGCGATCAAACCGAGCATCGCCGCGTTCTTCGAAATCACCTCCGAAGGCTGGCGCCACGCCCGCGTGAGCCAGGAACTCGCGACGGCAGAGGAAAAGTACAACGCACGCTCGGAGAAAAGTAGACGCGCTGCGCAGCAGCGATGGAGTGCCGAAAACGCGCGGAAAAGCGCCACGTTCAACGAAGAAGGGTATGCGTCAAGCATGATTCCCAAATGCTTGGAGAATACACCTTCACCTTCACCTTCACCTTCACCGATAGAAGAACCCCCTTCGCTACGCTCAGGGGGTTCCGCGCGCGAGGCGCGCGACCCCCCCGCAGCCGAGCCCGATGATGATGCTTCGCGCCAAACTCCGGAAACGAGCAAGCGGCGCCGGCCGAAGCCGCGCCAGCGCTTCCCGGCCGACTGGCTGCCGAACCCGCAGGATGCCGCGTTCGCGCACCAGCGCGGCCGCGACGACGCCTGGATCGCGACCAACGCGCTGCACTGCCGCGCGCACCACGTCGCCAAGGGCACGCTGACCACCGACCCGGCCGCGACCTGGCGGACCTGGGTGCTGCAAGCCCCGCAATTCGAACGGAACTCAACCAACGGAGGAGCCAATGGACACACCGGACCAGCCACCGCGCATGCCCGCGCAGCCGCAACCGTCCTCGCAGAACGAGAGGCTCGTCTTGGAGCAGATCGTCCGGCTGATCGCGCATTACTGGCTCCCAAACGAAGACCAGGCGATGCTTAGGGCGAAGTACGAGGATTGGCTCGAGGATCTGCGCGAATTCCCGGCCCGCATTGTCGCCGGCGCCTGCCGCGAATGGCGCCGCTCGGCGACCCGCCGCCCGACCCCGGCCGACATCATCCGGCTGTGCCGCGAGGCGACGCCGCGGCATCGCCCGACCGCGCCGCCACCACCGCTCAGGCGCGCTCCAGGGGAGCCACCGCCGCCCGAGATCTCGCCCGAGGAACGCGCTGCGCAAGCCCAGGCCAGCCTCAACCGCTACGGCTTCCATCGCCTGCCGAACGGGCTGCTCGTGTGGGGCAACGCACCCGAGCCGGACGAACCGCCCCGCGAATACAAGCCGCTGCCCGACGACCCCGACCTGATCGCCCAGGCCCGCAAACGGCTCGGTATCTCCGACCCGCAATGAGCGCCAGAGAACGCCGTACAGCGCCATCTCAGAATAAGCACCAGACCTACGCCCGTGCTTGGCTTGGCGCTGTAGCCCCTATGCCTCTTCGTGTGCGTCGAGGTTTGGGGGTGGCTCCGTCTCCGCTTTGCCGGGGTCCTCGTTTGGATCGCCGGATGGTCCTTCAATGACGGCGCCTCGACATCCGGTCAGGCGGCGAAACGGCGGTAATCGGACATTACAGCGAAATGGCGGGAAACGGTCTTTCGGTTATCGCGACCCCTCTCTCACGCGTCTCAGTGGGCAACCCTAAACCAGGAGAGATACGGTACCAGGGTACCGTGCCTCTCTAGAGCACTCCCTAGGCAAGGGAGTGAGTGGCTCTCGAAACCCCTTCGTATCAGGGGTTTCATGCGATCTGTCACAGCAAGTGCACGCCTGGTGCGCACATCCGCCGATGATACCGATCGGTCTATGGTACCCGGCTACCGCGACCTCGATCGTGGGCAGGCCCGGGCCTGTTTGGGTAAAACGGGGCTCCCACCGACGGGTGCCGAATATTTTGACCCCCGTCATGAAAAACGGACGCTGGAAATATCGCCTTGAGCCCCGTCGCATGAATTGCGGCTCCCAATCGATCTGGGGCCTCGGTCACGCTTTTCCCCTTGAGGGACCATCCGGCGGAATGCACATCCGGCTACAGCGGTGCGGCTTGATGAGAGAGGCGGGTTGTTGAGGGGTAGATCTCGCTGCGCCCCTGGCCGCGGCCCCAAGAGGCCGCTGGGCTTGTCCCCTTGGAGGACCATCCGGCGAGGTGTGTCCTTCGGACGGGTATTGGGTTTGTTATCGCTCTTCCGAGCGATAGGGGGCCCCCTCCGTAGGTTCCCCCGCGGAGCGAGTGCTGGTGCACGGGCGCTGCGGCTGCAGCTCGAGCGGGGCCCAGTGCGAAACGTGTGGCCGCGCCGTCGTCGATGAGCAAGAGGGTGCAGAGGGCCGTCGCTGCGTGGTGCACGCTAGGCCGTGTCAGAGCCTCCGGTTCTCGCCTTCGGGAATGATCGCCCGATCGATGTCGCCGATTGTAATTGAACGGGTGTAGAAGTGGTGGATTAAGTACGGCTGTTTCATGTGGAACTGTCCCCTTGAGGGACCATCCGGATGGAGGTGGTGTGATGAGTGATGTGAAGAAGCATGAGCAAGACGCGGGTGGGCATCATGAGGAGAAGAAGGGTGAGGAGCATGCCCCCTTGGTGGGCCATCCGGGGGCGCATGCGGCGGCGCGGGGGGAGGCGATGACGCTGGTGTTGCAGGGCGGGGAGGTGATCGAGGTGCGGGAGGATCTGCTGATTGTCCGGAACGGGGTGGGGTATGCGGAGCTCGACCGGGCGAAGGTGGTGGGCGGGGACGAGGCGGCGCCGGGAGACAAGGTGCTGGCGCTGGCGGGGGGGACGATGAAGCTGGAGCATGTAGGACCGGCGGCGGCGGAGAAGACGAAGGCCGTGCCGGGCGGGTGAGGGCGGCGGTGTTCATCGACCCGGGGATGGACGGGCTGGTCGTCGATCTCGACGGCGACGAGCTGGAGGCCGTCGAGGGCGACGAGGACGACGGGCCGCTGTGGAATGCCGACCGCGGCTGGCCCGACGACCTCGAGGAGGATGAGGAGGAATGAGCACGCGCCTGGAGGCGGTGGTGCGGCGGTTTGCGCGCGACCGCCACGCGGCGCATGCGGTGTTGTTCGCGCATCGCCATCCGCAAGCCTCGGCGCCGTTTCATCTGGAGATGATCGACGACTGGCATTCATCGCAGCGGCTGGTGGTCGAGGAGGCGTTCCGCGACGCGGCCAA